GCGCTGAAATCATAGAACATGTCTTTTGTGTCGTCATATTCAATTTTTTGATATAGTGTGTGTTTGTTTTGGATTAAATCAAGTTTATTTGTGTCCGGATCAAAAGACCAAAATCCTTTAATATCATCACAATCAGCCCAGTCTAATTCATATGGTGTTCCGCAATATAGAATAGAGTCTTTTCTAGAAATTGTATGATAGTGTCCAGAGAAGACTAATTTGTAGTTGTTAAAGATTGTGTGGTCGGCACCAGTCTCAGCGATCTGATATTTGTGCAACCTAAATTTAGCGAATTCAAAGTGTCCAACTGCAAACTTGGACTTTGACTTTTTTGCATAATCATAGCATTCTGGGGCGATTGAATCGGTAATCCATGGATAAAAATCAAAATCATGTCCTTCAATTTTTATTGTCTGCGGTGCAGCATCAACGACCACAATATTAGAAGTTGATAAAAGACGGACAGAATTCACTTCATTAGTAGATTTATAATAGCAATCATGATTACCAGATACTACATATAAAATTATACCGCGAGTTTCACATTCAGTTAAAAACATCTTCTTGGCATTATACAGTGTCAAGAAATTTATAGTCTTGCGCTTATCAAACATATCACCCAACTGAATGACAGTTTTGATATTGTTCTCATCTATATAAATGAAAAAATCCTTAAAGAATTTTTCAAAGTATTCATAATAGATTGGATTATCAGATCGAACACCGAAATGTGCATCACCTATTATAGCAATTTTACTCATAGATTAATCTTTAACTAGTTCAAATAGATTTGGTTCTTCTGTTTTTGGCTTAACCTTGGTTTTAGTTTCTTTAGCGTATGGAGTAAGATTGCGGTGCTTCAGTGAAGGATGCAACGATCCAGTCTTCTCTGAGTTCTTACGCTGTTCAAAATAGTCAACGAAGATCTCATTCTCTTTTAAGAAGTCAACGAAAGCATTAGTACCTTCAGCATCACCTTCTAAGTTCTGCTGAATGAATTCACTAGTTACTTTGTCATTAATCAGTCGAGCACGAATAGAAGTTTGTTTCTGTTCCACTTTTATTCGGCCGATAAATGCATTCCAACAAAGCTGTGATGCGTAACCAAAAAAATTGTCCGATTTTTCGGGATCAAATAGATGGAATTTTGCAGTAAGTTGTAAAATTGCGTCCGAGATCATATCCGGCCGATATGAATAACCTATAAAGTTATGCATACGAGACATCTTAGTCGCAATTTGAACAATAGCATCTGCTACCCTGGGGGGCATCGGAGGACGTTCGGTTTCTTCTTCTTTTGTTTTAAGATAAGCAACACGGTATTCCTTCATAATTGCTAAAATCTCTTTGTTGTTCACATAGTGGTTGTTTTCAGCAATTTTTTCAATATAGTCTTGTTGTTCCATATAAATTCTTTTTGTGTCGCAATAAATTATTATACACTAATTAGCTATCAATGTAAAATATTTATGAAATTAAATACATCCATGACCAAACCATCAAAATTTTCACACAAACATCATTCCTGCAAAGTCTGTGGTGCTGTGTTTTCTTTACCGAGACTTCTTTATAAGCATATCAAAGAATGTCATTTGATGTCTCTCGAAGACTATCATAATCTTTACTATAAGAAAACTTATTGTTTGAATTGTAGTGGCAATACTAAATTTATTTCTATTTTACTTGGTTATAACAAATATTGTTCTAAAAGTTGTTCTACAACTGCTGCTAGGAAAAATCTTAGAGAAGACGATCTTAAATTTGAAAAATTTAGAAAATTAACATCAAATGTAGTTACTAAAATTTGGGAATCTAGATCCGAAGAAGATAAAGTAAATATTTATAAGAAGGTTTCAGGCACAAATAAAGAAAATAATAAAAAATTAACAGTAGAAGAAAGAAAAAACAGGTTTGGCTGGCTTAATAAAGTTGCAGCCGAAGATAGAGAAAATCAGATAGAGAAAATAACGAAACCTTTAAGAATGTGGTGGCAATCTGCTTCAGAACAAGAAAAATTAGATTTATACAAAAGAAGAGCGAATACCCTGAGTTTGACCATGGGTGTGGGTGGATCGGTTGAACCCAATATCGTAACTATACAAGAAGAAGCACACCCAAGAAATAAAAGAAAAATCACACCTTTTAGACAGCATAAAATACATAAAAATCTATGTGAACTATTCGGATTAGATCAAGAATTAATTAATGAGAAATTTTTTGAAGCTTATTACATATGAGAAGATATCCAAAACCAAGAAAATGGAAACCGAGGAATCCAGAAAAATATGTCGGTGACATAAATAACATAATAACAAGATCTTCATGGGAAAAAAGACTCATGAAATGGCTAGATTCCAACTCAGCAGTCATCAGTTGGAATTCGGAAGATTTTATCATTCCGTATATGAGCCCAGTTGACAATAGACAGCACAAGTATCATGTAGACTTTTTGGCTAAAATGAGACTCAGAGATGGGTCAATCAAAACATACGCAATCGAAGTCAAACCCAAAGCTGAAATGCTTCCACCAAAGAAGAACAGAAACAAAGAACGAATGATCACCGAGGTTACGACTTATGTCACAAATCAGGCGAAGTGGGCTCATGCCAAAGAATACTGTGATAAACTCGGTATAGCATTTATTGTACTAAACGAATATGATCTAGGTATAGCATGATTCAAACACAAACAACTTCTATATTTGAAGAAATAAAGAAGAATCCAAAATTTAGATCTGAGAGATCAGCCGATTGGTTTAAAACCAAGATCAAGGAATTATCTCCATTAGCACCTATTGACCGTAGTAATCTTTTAGCACAAACTAGAAATTCAATGCAGTCAAATAGATTGCTACCTGGTACTTTAACATTTTTTGCTTATGATCCAAAATATAAGGAAACTCTACCGTATTACGATAAGTTCCCTTTGTCTTTTATTGTTTCAATAGATAAATTTGGATTTACTGGACTGAATTTTCACTACTTGACTATTCCAATGCGGATTAAACTTTATGATGCAATGTATATGATAGCAAAGCAATCAGTGAATAAATCTACACAACAGGTTTTAGTACTGAACTGGAAACTACTAAGTAATTTTGCTAGATTTCCAGCTGCAGCTCCAGCAGTCAAAAAGTATCTATTTGGTCACGTACAATCTAAATTCATTAAAGTGCCTCTAGATGACTGGAAAACTGCTATACTTCTAGAAAATGCTGAATTCAAGAAAATGTCGGCAAGGAATGTCCGTACTATAAGTGGTAGAATCGCATTAGATGCAACGAAAAATAGATAGTGTTTTACCATACCTCGGTATGTAGTAGATTTAACCTAAGCTGATCTAAGCAGTTCTAGGGGTATTACCTCTCTGTACAACATTAAAGTTATAGCCGTGAGGCTACAGGTGCTGAGGTGGAACCGAATGCCCTGGTTACTAATTTGATTAGAATCGTTTCTAAGACAGTTGCAGCAGAATGGATATTTTACCATACCTCGGTATGTAGTAGATTCAGTCTACATCGATCTAAACAGTACTAAAGGTATTACCTCTCTGTACAACATTAAAGTTATAGCCGTGAGGCTACAGGTGCTGAGGTGGAACCGAATGCCCTGGTTACTAGAATTGCCAGGCGTTGCTACAGCTTCTAGATAACTTAGCAATAAGTATTAATAAGCTTTTAAAGCTTTAAAGTTAGTCCACTTAGTAGTAACCCTCCGGGTAAGCTATTACACTAGCTAAAGCTAGCTCCATAGCTTTAATTCTCTATTAACTTTGTAGTTTAGTTTAAAGACCTTTAGCTTCAGCTTCCAAAGTACATGAAGAGAATATAGTTCAACTTTAGTTGAACACTCTAAGGCCTTCTTATAGAATAATTATAACAATCGTTCTAGTAAAAGTAAAATCTTTTTTGATCTTCTAAGTTATTGATCTATAAATGGAAAGTATCTCTGTTACATTTAGTAACAATTTAGCTGCCGTGTTGAGCAGCTTTTTGATTCTCTCTTTCAATGTCGGCTGATATCATTGTCATTTCAACATCTAATTCCCATCGAGTCATTTGATCAATCGTGTCTGAAGAATAATTAAATCTATACCGTAGCAAATGTAACGCCTTGAAGTAATCCTGCAGATCGATATACCCAAGGCCTATAGAAAAAAATTCTCGAACCCAGACATAGTTTGTTCGTGATGTTTACCGCAGTGTTTGCAATCAAATGATACATTAAGTTTTACCATCGGCATGTTATCCAGAAATTCTGCAATTTGTTTCTGTTGCTTTGGAGTCATAGATTCTACAAATTCTATTTTTTCTTCTTCGGAGTAGTCAAAAATCTCTTCTTCTGAGTAGATAGAAGTAATACATTTTGCTACGGTAGTAATACCATCTGCCTTCTCTGTGTTTTGAATAGTTTCAACAAAGTCTGAAAGTGATGGATGCCGGAGTACTACAGTATAGTTTGTCTCTGGGATCTTAAGCTTTAGTTTTTCGGTGGGTTCTGGTTCTACTTTAGCAGTTGTAATATCTACCTGGAATTCTGTCTTGGCACCAGGTTTACACTCACACGTTCCGATAAGATCAACAATTTCACCCACAGATTTAGATCTTATATGCAAGAATAAGAATTCTAGATCATAGTACGGATATTCATCTGGGTTAACCTTGCCGTCTGTACATGCATCAATAGTATTTTTGATGGCTGATGCTACAGTCTCCAGATTGTTTTCTTGGAGAGCCAACAATAACGCTTTTTCTTCTTTTACTGTAAATGGTCTAAACGACACAGTTTTCTTCGTTGAGGGTAGCTTTACCGTATATGTAGGGAGAATAATTTTTTTCATGTTTTAGATCACTTTTAAATTTACCAAGAGCCAGTGCCACCGGCACCTCCAAAATCACCACCAAGACCAGAAATAATACTTTGTCTATTTAAGTTGGATTGAAGTCCTTGGTAAACTTCTGGGTTAGAATAATTATTCTTAATTTTTTCTATCACATTTGTTTCTTCTAGATCAGACTTAGCCGTGTCTGATGTTGTTGAAACGGTTTCAAATACAAAAGAAACTGATAAAACTATCATACCATGAGATCCATGTTGCATGCTAACACTATTAAATGTTTTTGGCACAACACGCTTATAAGAATACATAAATTTTGATTCGCCTTTTAGATCAATAAGGTGCAGATCAAAATTTTCTGCTGTATACTCATCTGGGTAGTTAAAGTTTCTGCGAGATGAGACGATTAATTCTTTCCATTTAGCAAAAAACTTCTGTACGGTGTAATCCTGATCGACGTAGAAATCAAGAGTAAAATCCTGATAATCGTAATCATTGACATATTTGCGTTTGATACCAGCTTCATAATAGTTATCATTGGTAAACATCTGAAGCATGGGAGTCTGTGCTCCGGCACAGAACAGTGAAAGTGTTCTTGCTTCCTCTGTGCTACTATCCTTAGTCATAAGACCCGGAGGAACTGTCATATCTAAATAGAAAAGATATGGTCTTGAAACATTAGATTTTCTTAACTGAGAACTAAATGCTTCTAAAGGTGTTTGGGATGTTGTAGCCATTAAAAGTACCATTAAATAATTAATATTTAATCACACTTAAAGATTCTAATGGCTACAACTCAACAGTCAAATTCATCAAGAAAAAGTATTTCAGTTTCTTCTATAGATCAACTGAAAGACAAGAAAGTTCTTTCGTTTCCGTCTGACTTAGGAGTTACCGTTAAAGATTCGGCTGGAAATGATTATACATACGTCTTAATCAGAATTAATACTTCTACTAATGGAAATAAACTAAAAGAAGACAAAGGTGTTGGTGATGTTCTTACTGCTGCTCGTGCCAGGCAGTCGGGTGCTTTACAAATAGGTGAGACTGCAAATCTAGCTAGTTACTTACCAAATTCTGTTTATAACAATGCAAAACCGGATCAAGACATGAATACTAGATTTGGCTCCGAGAATGTTGCCAAAGAAAAATGGATCTATAGACCCGGTCTGACTAAACTTGATAGAGTCATTGTTCTCCCTATGCCGAATAACTATAACGTTGATACAACAATGGATTATTCCAATGAAGACACGGGTTTACTGTCCAACGCTGCAGATGCTGTCGCTTCCAGGGGTGAGGGTCTAATGACGATTGTTGGTGGAAAATTGGCTTCCGCTGGTCTAAATGGAATCGCAAATGCATTGAAAAAAGCTGCCGGCATGAATACAAGTACTACCGGGCCCGGAGAAGATAGAAAATTATTTGCGGCTGGCAGATTAGCAATAAATTCGAAGAAAGAAATTCTGTTTAACGAAATTTCTTTCAGAACATTTAACTTTAATTATGTCTTTGCACCAAAGAATGCTCTTGAATCTACAACGATCCAAGAAATTATTCGAACTCTTAGATATTATGCTTCCCCTGAATTAGATGGCGGCAAACTTTTCTATACATTCCCTGCAGAATTTGAGATCAGTCTCATGAAGGGTAACACAGAAAATACAGCATTACCAAGAATTACGACTTGTGTTCTAGAAAACATAAATGTTAGCTATAGTTCTGGATCAACTTGGGGTAATTTGCCAGATGGTATGTCACCAGAAGTATCTGTTTTAATGAAGTTTAAGGAATTGGAACTTGTCGACAGAAACCGTATCTGGGACAGAGAATCATCTATAACATCTGGATATTAAACATGACATATTTTTCAAACTTACCGTACACCACGTATGAATTCAACGGGGTTGAAAATATAGCAAAAGACATTTTAACTCGTGCTCGATTCATTTCAGAATATGCTCCTTATACGGATCTGTTTGAAGAATATGAAATAAGCAACGGCGAAACTGCTCAATCAATTGCAAAAACATATTACGGCGCAGCTACTTACCACTGGGTCATTCTCATATTCAACGAGATTCATGATCTAGAAAATGAATGGCCGCGCAACAACTATAGATTAGAAATGTACTGTGAAGAAAAATATGGTGCCGACAAGAATGCAATCAAACACTGGCTTGATGCAGATAAGAATGTTGTCGGTGAAATTAAGGTGTACTCAAAAGACAATGCTTGGATTCCACCGAGCAATCCTGGAGTACCAGATAACACATACTATTTTTCGGAAACTTTCTATGAGTACGAAGACAGAATCAATGATGAAAAACGTATCATCAAAATAATGAGACCAGAACTACTTGGTGATTTTGTTAAACAATTTTCTGATGCTCTAAATGGCTGAAATTAAAACCTCAATCACCACCCCAG